CAGAGGGTGAATTACCACAACAGAAAGATGACGGTGTGTTTTTCGATTATCCTGTTTCTGATGTTGGCGAAGAAGTAACTTTAAATAATCAACTAATCTCTACACCTGAACACGCACAGTTAGTTGCAGAATGGCTTGGAAACTATTATGCTAATAATATAAGTTATTCATGCAATTATCGTGGTGATCCAACATTGAATGCAACAGATATTATTCACCTTGAAAGTGAAGTGTTAAGCAATCTGCAAGTTGAGATTGAAAAACATAGATTCACTTACAATGGTGCTTTTGGCGGTTCGTTGGATATGCGTAGAGCGTTAAGAATGATTGAATAGGAGAAAACTTATGAGAAAAATAATCAAAGGAAAATTGTACGACACTAATACTGCGGAGAGAATTTACGAGGAACTTTACTTAGGCAAAAGACGTACTCTTTGTCGCACAACTAAGGGAGCATGGTTTATATTCTATCATGCAAATGAAGAAATTGTACCAAAGACAGACGAAGAAATCATGGAATACTTAGGTGAGCGTGATGCGGATTTGTATATGAAATACTTTGATGTAGTAGAGGAAGCTTAAAGGAAAGGAGAAATGATTATGAGTAAACAGTGGTGGAAATGTGCGGGAATTAGAGCGATTAAAACTATGGCTCAAACTTGTATAGCTATGATACCAGTTGCAGTTACTATTTCCGAAGTAGATTGGATAAAAGTAGCAAGCACATCTATTGTAGCGGGAGTGTTATCACTTATGACAAGTATTGCGGGTTTACCTGAAATTAAGGAAAGCGAGGATTAAGCTTATGCTAACACCTGATACAACAATTAATCTTTCGCTTATTCTTGCTTCAATTTCAGCTATCGGAGTTATATACACAATTGTTAGGGGCAGAAAAGGAGATAGTGAAGTGGAAAAGCAACGTGCGGTTGAAATGGCTACAAACTTTGCAAAGATTGATGTTAAGTTGACCGAATTAAACGCAAAGACTTCCGAAACAAACAAAACTATGGGAAAGTTAGATGAAAAGATTGATACTATGAACGATAGAATGTCTCGTCAGGACGAGCGTATCAATACATTGTTCAAGTATTACGACCAAGTAATGAGACGTATTGACAGTATAGAGGGAAAATAATATGAAAACATCTATTAATGGATTAAATCTCATAAAGAGTTATGAGGGTTGTAAGCTAGTTGCTTACAAAGTGGTGTCATCAGAAAAATATTATACTATTGGCTACGGTCATTATGGAGCAGATGTAACAAAAGGTATGCGAATTACTCAGGCACAGGCTGATGCTTTTTTAGTTAAAGACTTAGCTAAGTTTGAAGCAAAGGTAAACAAGTATCAGGGTAAGTATAACTTCAATCAGAATCAGTTTGATGCACTTGTTAGCTTTGCTTATAACGTTGGCTCAATTGATGGACTTACTGCTAATGGTACACGCACAATTGCTCAGATTTCTTCTAAGTTCACTTCTTATAATAAGAGTGGTGGCAAAGTTCTCTCAGGACTTACAAAGAGAAGAAATGCAGAAAAGAAACTGTTTAATACCGGTATAAAAAATAGTTTCATTTTTGACGGAGTTGATTACTCTAAAGTGTTTGACCCAAACTTTTATGCAAGCAGAAATTCTGATGTAGCTAAAGCTTGTGGTTCAGACGCAAAGAAACTCTTTGAACATTTCCGTACTTTTGGTATTGATGAAATTAGTAGAGCGGGTAAGACAATTGCTACATTCAATGTTGAAGTGTACAAGTCTCACAATCTTGATTTACAGAAAGCCTTTGGTAATGATTTAAGGGCTTACTACAAGCATTATTGTGAGTTCGGATATAAAGAACCTAACAGACGAGTTATTTAGTAAAGGAGAGTAGTTATGGCATGGATCACTCCTAAAACTAATTGGGTTGCCAGTGATTTTGTTTATACTTCTGATTTTAGTAGAATTACTGGTAACTTAGACCATCTTAAAACTCTAATCAAGAATATTTCAACCATTCTACCTAGTGAACAGACTATAAGTGATTATCCGTTCGCTCGTAAGCTAAACGCAATAGAGCAAGCATTAGAGCAGATTAATCTTAACTCTTATGCTTTTGATATTGGCGAAACAAAAACTTATGTGGCAAACGGACACCCTTTTGATTATCAGGAGTTGAATAGAATAGAAAGTGCTACTGCGAAAATCTATTACGTCTACCTCAATCAGTTAGAACTAAGTAGGCACTTGTCATTCAGACTAGGCAACACAAGAATGTTTGATTGTCCTAGACAGACAACGCAGAGTGCAAATGCGGACGTAATGGGTAATAGACTAGCATTCGAGTTAGGTGAGGAAAGAGGTGAGTACAATGATTGATGAATTAAAGACCGATTATAAAGATGATGTTCTTGCAACAAGTCAGCAAGGTAAAAGAACCTTTAATATCGTTGGCAAGAACGGGGAAATCCTCTTTGAAGATGTTCACATTGAAGATACTTCTAGGTATTTGCAAGTCGGTGATGAATACGGACAACGCATAATTAATGAGCAGAATGGTGCGATTAATCAGTTAGCTAAAGGCACAGGCTATGTATTTGATACATACGCAGAATACCTAGAGGCTTATCAAGGTGGTGAAATTCCTGTTGGTGCTATCGTGTACATAAAAGAGGGTAGTGTTGATGGTACTATTACTGCTTTGCAAGTTAAGTACAACGATTCTAATGTAAAGCTTGCGTTAGATTCATTATCTAACACAAAATTAGCTAAATCTGGTGGCACTATGACAGGTGCGCTAAATTTTGCAAATAATATATGGAATCAAGTAGGAGATGATGTATTTATAGGAGACAAAAACCAAAGTGGTTGCTTATGTATAAAATCAACCCGTTCGCATAATTCTGGAATAGCATTTTTAAATAATGCTGAAACAGTTGGTACAAAAATCCAAATGGACGATGATGGTCAATTATATGCCCAAGGCGAAAAAATCATATCGCAAAAAGTTTTGCAATTTGGATATAGAACATCAGGAACAATTTTAGATTTAGTAATTTATGCTCGTAATAGACAATGTTTATTTTCTTGTTGTGTTAGAGGATTATCTGATGCGCCAGATACTACATCGGAATGGATAGTTTGGTGTCAAGGTCAATCTGGTGTTGGAGGCACACGATTATTAGTTTATGCACAAGCATATACATCGGGTGCTTGTTATCATAGGTCATTTTTTTCTGATTCATGGGCAAATAATTGGGAAAAAGCGTTTGATTGGTAGATAAAAAGGAAAATTTTATGGGAATTTTTATACAAGTAACTAGAAAGGAGAACCCAAAATGATAGGAATACAAGGCGAGAACGGATTAGAAGAAGTTACAAAGAGTCCTTGCGATACATCACTTGATGCTAATTCTACTAATGCGGTGGAAAATAGGGTTGTGACACAGGAGATTAATGAGATAAAAAGTGAATTAAGTAACAACATTATATATTTTAAAGACTATAATTTAACGGTCAATGTTAATGCTAGTGGAATACAGAGGATTAATACACCCGTTAACCTTGGAACAATTAGCAATGTTTTAGGTGTTGAAATCATTAGTAACGTTGATTCCGATTGGATTAATCCGATTTTAACAACCTGTACTACAAGTAGCTTTAAATATTTAATACAGAACCTAAACCCTAATACTGCTAAAAGTGGTACCATAACGGCTAGACTATTCTACCAAAAATAGGTATTTAACTAAGTAAATCAGAAAGGAGATAGCCAATGTTATTAAAAACAGATTATCAAGACGATATATTGGATTTGACACAAAATGCCAATCGAAAGTTTAATGAGGTAGTTAATCAAGATGGCTCAAAGTCATTTGAAGATGTGACGGAGTACGAGCAAGAGGGTACACCATTTGGGGCTAATGATATTAATGCTATTACAAAGGCTTTAACTGATGAAGCCCATGGAGTATCGTTTCAGTTTGGTATTGATGGAAACGGAGACTACGGATATATCAAGGACGGAGAAACAGCTGTAACCCCTTTTAGGAATAGGCACACAGAGACCTATAAGCCTACTGTTCGTGCCAATAATAACGATATGGGCTTATATCACAAAAAGAGATACGTTGATACTACTGCGATTCCTAACACTAATAGCGGTACTCAGACAATTAATGCGGTCTATACTAGCGGTAATGGGTTAGATTTAGGTGCTACAAACACTGTTAGATACATCAAAACTAGTAACCTTATGGTTATTCCTACTGCTACAAAGAGCATTACTGCAAATGGCAACAACCAAGACGTACTTAATTACGCAAAGGTTAATGTTAATGTGCCTATCTCTCTTACAACTAGGCGATTGACTACTACTACTGCATGGATAACGACACAAAATACAGGCTATTCAAGTACAGTAGATACAGGCTCTTTACGAGAGCATGGTTTTTGTGCAAATCTTAAAGTAGGAGACCCATGGGCAGATTGGACTGTATCGGGAACACTTTATATTCAAGGTAGTACGAATAACAGTACATGGGTTAATTTAACGTCAACTACATTTTCGGTAATCTCTTCACTAGCACAAAAAGAATTATCAGCAACAGGTAATTACAGATACTTTAGAGTGGCTGTATCATCAACGCATTGGCGAGAAGGACATAATGTTGCACTTGATGAATTAGTAATTGCTTTTAATTAGAAATAGACAGTGATTAGGATTTATTAGAATAGCCTAATCTCCATAAATACTGTATAATATAAATGATTTTTATAATGGTTAGCGGAGATTAAATTCTTCCACAAAGGTGTATCTAGTCGCAATAGGTACACCCTTTTTATTTTGGAAAATTAAAAAAATACTTTTCTTTTATGTCGCAAATTTGTATAATGTGATTATAAATTCTGAAAGGAGTTGTTTAACATGGAAAATAATGAAACGTTTTTTACCGAGATTGCGTTAGCTATGGCTGAAAGAACCATTAAGAGACTATGGATTTTATGTCTTACAATCTTTTTAGCACTTGTTATCTCTAATATTTGTTGGATTGTCTACGAAAACTCATTTGAAGATATGACAACAACCGTTTCACAAGAATCAACTTCTGATACTGGTAATGCAACTATCAATGATGGAGTACACATAAATGAATAGAGTGAAACAAACCATCACAAAAACAAAGAGAATCAAGAAAACCGGGAAAGGCACTGGCTATAAGAAATGTCCTAATTGCGGTGGTGATGGTAGGGTTCGTATAAGAACTGCAAGTAGGGGAGCAAAGAAATGATTGAAGAACTATCACGTAGTCAGTTGGAAGAACTTATTGATGAATGGATTGTTGGTAAGAACGGTGAAAGAAATAGGGCAATCCTGAAAAGACGTTTGATTGATGTTTTAACATACGAACAGATTGCAGAAGAATTTGACTTATCTGTGAGACAAACTAAGACCATTATCTACAAAGAAGAACAAAGACTAATAAAACATATATAAATAGCACTTTTTAAGCACTCTCACTTCATTGTGAGGGTGCTTTTTTGCGTTTAATATAAGCTTTAAAGAGGGGGAAATACCTATGGCTTATATGTATTATAATTCTAATCCTTTTGGAAAAATAGTTGGCGATTGTGTGATTCGAGCAATATCTAAAGCAGAAGATATGCCTTGGCTAAAAGCCTATACAGAATTAGCTATGTTTGGAATGGAAAACGGAGATATACCGTCCTCTAATAATCTATGGGGAAAATATCTAAAAAGCATTGGTTACAAAGTTTTCCCTTTGCCTAATGATTGTCCTGATTGTTATACAGTAGAACAATTTGCTAATGAACATTCTAAAGGTACATATATCTTAGCCACTGGTAGTCATGTCATTCCGCTCATTGACGGAATTTTCTATGATACTTGGAACAGTGGAAGTGAACCAATTTCTTATTACTTTGAGAGGGTAAAAAACAATGAATTACAATCCTAATTTTTCATTCAATCCACAATTTAATAATCAATTTCAAAATCCACAAATGCCTATACCTAGAAACTACATAAATCCACAGGAAACAATTTTCATTCCTGTTCATTCTGACATGGAAGTGGTTAACCATCTTGTTGCTCCCGGTAACACTGTTTATTTTAAGCACGAAACAGAACCACGCATATATATAAAGAGCATGGGTCTATCACAGTTTGATACACCTAAGATTACTAGATATAAGCTTGTTGAAGAACCAATGGATTCTGATAACAACGTGTCTCAGAAAGAATCAAAAGACGAACCTAAGTATGTCTTATATGATGATTTAAAGCCTACTATTGAGGAAATAGATAGACTTCACAATGAAATAGCAGAATTAAAGGAGCAGATTAAAGCTAGAGAGGTTGTAGAAAAGCCACAAGCTACAAGCACTACAACTAAAACTACTAAGCCTATTGCAAAGGAGAAATAGTTATGAATATGCCTTTTGGAAATATCGGTAATTTAATTCAGGGGTATCAACAGTTTATGTCTCAAAAAGAACAATTTCTTTCCCAAATTCCTAAGGAAATGGGTTCTAATCCTAATCAAATCATTCAAAACCTGATGAACTCAGGTAGACCATATTATTCGTATGATGATGAATACAGTATGGCAAGACGTGACGCTTATGGACGTAACACACGCAACGAACGTAGCAATCGAATGATGGGCTATGACCGTGGTGGACGTTACAGTAGAGCAGATGAAAAAGAAAAACTCATGGAGAAGATGGACGAGATACAACGCAAAATCGAAACCATGTAGTTAGTGGTATTTTTAGAGGTAGGGATTATTCCTTACCTCTTTTTTTATAATTTTTTATTTAATAGTTGACATATAAATATAAATGGTTTAATATCATAATATAAATTAAATCAAACGAAAGTGAGGTGAGAGAATTGGCAAAGAAACTTGAAGTACATAGCCTTTGGTACTGGAGAAAGAAAGCCTTGTTATCTGAAACAGAACTTGCTAATGCGGTGGGTGTTCACATGAATTGCCTAAGAAACTGGCAAACAAAACCCTCAGTAATTCCGCTACAAAAGGCAAAAATGTTAGCAGAAATCTTAGGTATTAAGGTTGAGCAAATTGAATCAGAACATGACTATCACGAATTAAACGAGGTGCTTAATGAAAAAATTGGTAAATGATTGTGTATCTTGCGATTTACCATGTCTAGGTTCTGCTTGTTCTTTAAGGAATCGTGTGACATGGATTTGCGACAGATGTGAGTCCGAAGTTGGTGTAGATTGTGATGCACTATACGAGTATGACGGAGAACAACTTTGTGGAGAGTGTGTTTTAGAATCGCTAGACAAAGTTAAGACAGATTAGAGGGGAAAATGAAAAAAAGAAGTATTGGTAAATATGATTTAATTGGAGAACGTTTTTTTCATTTACTTGTTGTAGAAAAAGCACACAGAGATAATCGTAGACGATATTGGAAATGTCTTTGTGATTGCGGAAATTATTGTTATCATACCGCAGAAGAATTAAAGAGAGGTACATATAAAAGTTGTGGTTGCCAAAAGATTAAACATGGTCTAACTCATACAAGAATCAGAGGTATTTATGTCGGTATGATAAGACGTTGTTATGATCCAAAAAACCACGCATATAAAAACTATGGCGGTAGAGGAATAAAAGTTTGTGATGAATGGCTAGGTGAAAATGGTCTTATTAATTTTAATGAATGGGCTATAAAAAATGGTTATTCAGAAAAATTAACCATAGATAGAATAGATAATGACGGTAACTACGAGCCTAGCAATTGCAGATGGGCTACATACAAACAACAGGCAAATAATAGAAGAACTAATGTTTTTGTTAATTACAATGGAGAAACACATACTTTATCTGAATGGGAGAACCTATTAGGTTTTCCACCTAACACTTTACATGAAAGAAAAAGACTTGGTTGGAGTTATGAAAAGATGTTAACAACACCATTAAAGAAACGTAAGTAGAAAGGAGAAACAAAATGGCAGAAGAAAAAAATGAGGTTGTAGAGCAAAAGCCAAAAACTTTTAGTATGGCTTTGACGGAAAAGTTGAAAGAAGTTTCAGGAGCATTACCAAAGGATTTCAACAGAGATAGATTTGTTCAAAACAGTTTGGCATTATTGAATGATAAGCCTGAGTTAAAACAGTTTAATCAGGCTCAGATTATGAGTGGCTTGTTAAAGGGTAGTTACTTAGGTTGCGACTTTTTTAACGGTGAATGTTGGCTTATTCCGTACAAAGGTCAGTTAACATTCCAAACAAGTTACAAAGGCGAGGTTAAACTTGCTAAGAAATATTCTAATAGACCTATTAAAGAGATTTACGCAAAGGTTGTTAGACAAGGTGATGAATTTCAGGAACAGATCATTGACGGACAACCACACATTGACTTTAAACCTTTGCCTTTCAATGGTGGCTCTATGGTGGGTGCTTTTGCAGTAGTTCTTTTTGTTGATGGTGGCATGATGTATGAAACAATGTCTATTGCAGAAATTGAAAAGGCTCGTCAGCAAGGAATGGGTAATAGCCCCGCTTGGAAAAATTGGTATGAGGAAATGAGCAAAAAGGTTGTTTTAAAAAGATTAAGCAAACACATTTCTAAGGATATGGAGAACCCAATTCAGCTTGACGTTTACAACAAGGAAATGGAAACAGATATTAAAGCTGATACACCAAAGGTTGTTGACGCATTAGCGGACGATAACATTGTTGATACAGAATATACAGAAAGTGAGGTTGAAGAATAATGAATTTTGAAAGAAAGGTAATTGAGACATTAAAGGACGATAACGGAAATGAAATCAAACAAGGAGATATTGTTGTTTACACAACCAAGAACAAGCCACAATCTGTTATTGCTCGGTTTTGCGGTATGGAAAAGGGTTATATGTTGTTTTTCCCTGTGGGGTGTAAAGACGATAAATATTATACCGTTCAGCCTAAGACAATTGACACTATGTTCAAGGCTAACGCAAAGGATTTATTCAAGTTAGATTAGGGGGTAGCTTATGGGTTTTGAACTTACAGAGGAAAATTACTATTCCTTAGAGAGCAGAAACGCCTATTTAAGCAACTCTGACTTAAAGATAGCACAAGAATGTGAATACAAGTTTATGAAGTCTCTAAGGGGCGAATATGAGCGTCCTAAGACCAATGCTCTTTTGCAAGGTTCACTTCTTGATATTATGCTCACTGGTACTGATACAGAGTTGGAGCAGTTTAAGAAAGATAATTCTTTGCTTTTCAATTGCAAAGACGTAATAAAAGATACAAGAGGATTACAAGAGAGACACCCTGAATTATTTACAAGAACCAATAATTTAAAGGGCGAATGGTCTATCAAAAAGTTAAAAGAAAGTTTTCCTGATGAAATAGTTACGGTCTTTGGTGATATGAAAGCAGACTTTAAAATCGTTGAACAGATGTACAACAAGGTTGTCAATGATCCAATAGCTATGAAGTATCTCAATGGTGAAAAGCAGAAAATCTTCACAGGCAATTTGTTCGGTGTTGATATGAAGTGCAAGCTTGATATTTACATTCCTAACAAAGCAATTGTAGATTTAAAGAGTTGTGAGGGTATTCACAAAACCTATTGGAGCGACGAATTTTCAAGAAGAATGTCTTTTGTTGAATATTTCAAATACATTCAGCAGATGGCTATTTATCAGGAATTAGTCTTTCAGAATACTGGTAAGCATTTACCTTGTTATATACTTGCGGTCAGCAAAGAGCCTATCACGGACTTAGAGTTGATTTACATTGATGATGAAACTCTCCATGATACTATTTACGGTAACGAGTTCAATCAGGGATTGGTTGATGATATAACAAAGGTTAGAATGTTAAAAAGCGGTGACATTGAGCCTATCAAATGCGGACGTTGTGATTTGTGTTTGGAAGAAAAGAAAATTGAAAGACCAATTCATTTTACCGAATTGATGGGTACAGTAAATTAAAGGGAGTAAGGGAGAAATGAAATATAGATTTACTATACCAAATAAACCTAAGAGGGATTATTTGCCTAATCACCAACGTATGCCAAGTCTAAATGATTTCATTCACGCTGAACGTCAAAGAACTCCAAAGGGTTTTACAAAAGGTGCGGTAATGAAGAAAGAGTGGCAGAAATATGTAGTTTCTTGCATAAGGAAACAACTTAGAGGGGTTAAAATTACAAAACCTATATGTGTTCATTACTACTACTATGAGCAAGATAGAAAACGTGACATAGGAAATATCCATGCATTTTGTCAGAAGATAGTAGAGGACGCTATGCAAGATTGTAGATTAATCCCAAACGATAATCAGCAGTACATTAAGAAATTTACCGCTGATTTCTATACGGATAAATTCAATCCAAGGGTTGAGGTTGTTTTGGAAGAATTAGAGGTTTAATTATGGCTTTAAGATACAATTGCAGAATTGTTGTGTTGGAAAGCACTATACCTGATAAGCATAAAGATTTTGTTGCTTTGAGATTCAGAACTAACGGAATGAGGATTTCTCCTAATACTGGTAAACCTTTTTGGAAGCCCGATTTTTGGGGAATCCTATTCTGTTATGACAAAGCTAATACTTTTATGCGAATGGAATTAGCAAAGGATAAAACGCTATATGACAGAAATTATGCTTTGAAATTAATTGATCCAAACTTTTCTATCAAAATGGTTTTTCGTGATGGTCTACCTAAGATGTATGTGTCATGCAAAGATATAGATTGGTGGAGAGAACCTAAACCTGATGTTGAGGAAATAGTAAAACGCAATAAAAAAATAATCCTTGAACCTTTGATTGAGGACATATCCGAAATGCCTGACTTTGACGTTGGCAATAATTTAGATTTTTAGGAGCATAAATATGAGGGCAAAATGTAACTTAGATTGTTTTAATTGTGAGTATGAAGATTGTATTAACGATACTTCAATGGATAATTCAATCTATTGTGCTAGATGGTATGACAAAAATCGAGAAAAGAAACTTGCATATCAACGTGAATACAATAAAAGGCACTATAAAGAGCAAAAACAACTAAAGGAGCAACGCAAACTTGATAAACTTAAAGAAGTACCAGTAGAAATAAAACTTCTTAAATTCAGCGAATTAGACGTGTTGTTAAGTGTATAGGGAGATTTACAATGAAAAGAATAAACATAATATTAAATATTATAATTATTGTTCTTGCGATTGTATTATTATTCTTAGATATTAATGCTAAAGCCGAACAAAGTGATCCATTTAATGAACCTGTTAAGGTTAGATGTACTTGTTATCTTGATAGTGGTACAACTGCAAGCGGTAAAGAGACAAGGTATGGTATAATGGCAAGCAAGCCTGAATGGATAGGTTGTGTAGCTTGCGTCAATGCAGTTAATCCTGATGGTTCTGTTGGAGAATTTATTGGTTACTTTGAAATACTTGATACTGGTTACGGAGCAGAAACAGGAGTAGGACAATCTAAAATATTCAGTGATAGAACATTAGGAACTATTGAAACAGGTGAGACGGTTGATGTTTATTGTTCCACTACTCACCAAGCAGAAGAATGGATAGACACTTTCGGAGACGAAGTCTATATAAAACTTGTTGATGGAGTAGGTTGATAACCGAAGATTTTGAAAGGGGGAATGTGTATGAGGGTATTTAATACCGCAATATAATTTTAACAAGGAGTAACAGTTCATGCGAGGATATACCAACATAGTCTTACTAAAAGGAATAGTCGCTTCACCTATAAATGTACGTCACAGTATTTTAAATGGCAAGGAACAGGACTGGTGCAATTTCTCTTTAGCAATTAAAGACGATAATTATGATGCACCACACTATTACAATTGCATAGCTTATGATGACAGGTTTGAGTATATCAAAAGTCATTGTAAGCGAAATGATTCAATCTTTGTAAGAGGTAGACTTAACTCGTACAAAGACCCAAAAACAAAACGTATCTACATAAATGTTATAGTCAGTGACGTTGATGTTATATTCCGAGATAGGAGAAGAAAATCGTTAGAGACTCTTGAAGAAGAAGTTGAAGAAGCTTTAGGGGGAATTGACGAGGACTATACCTTTGAGTAAGCAAAAACACCTCTAGGAGCAATCCTAAGGATATAATTGAATAAAATACCACGAATAAAAAAGGATAGCTTAAATCGGCAAATTTGCTCGAAATTAGGCTATCCTTTATATTTTTACAAAAAATTGTAAATTTCCTATTGCATTAATTAACAATAAGTTGTATATTGGTATCAAGTTAAAGGAAACGCACAAGCGAAAGGAGAGTTGAAAATGACAAAGCCTGAGTTAAACGCACTTACGGATCACATCACGTATATAGAAAAATTTTTAAAAAAATACTCTGATGTACCAATGAAAGCATTATCTGATTATTCAAGAGAGGATATAGTCAAACTTAGAGTTGGATATGAAATGATTGCCTACGAAGTTAGTGTTATTAGAAAATTGTTTATTGAGGGAGAATGATTATGATTAAAGTGTTAGGGAGATTTTGCATTGGTTCAGGATTGTTTTTGTTTGGTCTTGTGAAAATTTGGCTACCAGCTGTATTGATTTTAAGTGGAATTGCTTTTTTATTCTTTTATGAAGATTTTCATATTGACTAACTAAATACGTTCAGTTATACTTATTATTGTTAAAAGATTCTTTGTTAACACTTAAAAAGAATTTTAAAGTCCTTGTTCGGTACTGCACCTACCGACAGGCGGGTACAACTGAACAAGGCAAACAGATATAGCCATTTTCCTTTGTTGGTGCAGAACATTGGAAGATGGCTTTTCTATTGCAAAAAAGGAGAAAAAATGGAAAATTTTAATTTTACACTAGAAAATTATGAAAAAGAAGTTTTTAAGAAAATTGTAGTTCTATCGGGGATATGTAGCACATCAGAAGATAGAGGAAAAAAAATAGGTAAAATAATTGCACAATACAATTATATTACTGATTTTGGAGAAAACGCACCTACGACTATGAACGAACTTAATTTAAGAATTGCTCGTTTTGAAACACTTGAAAGATTGCTTGTCGACAAAACAGATAAATAAAAAGGGAGATAACTAAATATGGGAGATGTTAGATGGATTCATATTGCAACAGATATTTTTAATGACGAGAAAATGTATGCGATTGAAACACAACAAGATGGTTTATTGTTAGAACTGGTGTGGTTTAAAATTCTTTGTCTTGCGGGCAAATGTAATGAAAATGGTTTTTTGATGATTAATAACAAAATAGCTTATACAAATGAAATGCTTGCTAAGATTTTTAGAATGGATTTAGGCACTGTTCAGAGAGCATTAGAGTTGTTCCAAGCATTGGAAATGATAGAAGTCATAGACAATGCGTATATGGTTTCAAATTGGATTAAGCACCAAAATCAAGTGGGTTTGGAAAACATAAGGGAGCAGAATCGTATCAGGAAACAAAGGCAAAGAGAACGTCAAAAACAGTCTTTGATAGAACAAAAAGAAGATGTGTCACGTGACAGTCACGTGACAAGTCACGAAAATTGCTCTTATTCTATATCTAATAATAATAGTAATAATAAAAAAGATAATATTCCTTATGTAGATATTATTGATTATTTAAATAAGCTTACTGGTAAGAATTATAAGTCGACTACCAAAAAGACCAAAGATTGTATAAAGGCTAGATGGAATGAGGGATTTACCCTTGATGATTTCAAAAAGGTTATTGATATTAAATCGAGTGCTTGGGGTAAAGACCCTAGAATGGAAATGTACTTGCGACCTGAGACATTGTTCGGTACTAAGTTTGAGGGTTACTTGAATGAGGGTATAAAAACTCAAAAACAACAAGCAAGAGTTTCCACAGAGAAAGACGCAGACGAATTATATAAGGAGTTAATGGGAGAATGATAGATTATCAGATTGAAAATCACTTTGTTGGTTGTTTAGTGGCTTTTCCTGAAGAAATAAAAGCCTATTACAACTTTGTTAAGCCCCAAATGTTGCAAAGTATATTTTGTAAATCAATCTATAAAATGATTTGCAAAATGTTTGAAAAGGGAGAGGAAATAGATATTGATTTGCTATCTAATAACTTATCGAAAGATAGTGATTTAACTGCAAAAGAATGGCACGACAAGATTTATGATATGGCAACTAGCGAATGTTTATCATATAACCTAAAGGGCTATTCGCAAGCAATTATTAAAGAATACCAATCAAGAGAGTTATTAGATTTTTTAGCAAAACAACAAATTAGTTCCTTGAATATTCAGGAATCAATGGCAGATATACAGACTTTTGTTGAAAAATTGAAAGTCAATAATGCTACATCACATAAGTTAAACGGAGCAGAGTTATCAAAATTAAGTAATGAATGTTGCTTTGTTGATAGGGAAGAAAAAGACTTGCTATTTACTGGTCTTGATAAATTAGACGAGTATATTCGTTTAGAGCCTTGCGAGGTTGTTGTTTTAGGAGCAAGACCGTCAGTTGGTAAATCTGCTTTAGCCTTACAAATTGCATGGAATAATGCAAAAAAAGGAAAAAAGGTTGCGTATTTTAACCTTGAAATGAACCCTGAACATATTGTTCAAAGACTTATATCTTTGATAAGCGGTATAGAAATTTTAACTTTGATGAACGCAAAATGTATGTTAGGGGATCAAGAGAAACATTTTAGAAAAGCACAAGAAGAAATAAAGCAAAGCAATTTTAATTGTTTTACTGGTTCATTTTCAGAATTAGATATTATTGCAGAGTGCAAATTCTCAGAATATGACCTTGTTGTTATTGATTATTTACAACTTATTCGTTGTGCGACAAGGACAGAAAATAATAGACGAGTTGAAGTTGGTGCAGTTTCAAGAAAAATAAAAGAAATGGCTATGGAATTAAAAGTACCTGTTATTGTTTTGAGCCAGTTATCAAGAAACTCAGAATATAAGCCTGATAGAGAGCCTAGCATGGCAGACCTAAGAGAAACGGGTGATATTGAACAAGACGCAAGTGTTATTTTGTTGATGTGGAATTTATCTGATGATTTAGCATACAGAAGATTTAAGGGCTTAAAGGTTGCTAAAAATAGACAAGGAAATTTAATTGCAGAGGGATTAGGGTTTAAAGGAAATGTAATGACCTTTGAGGAAATACCAAAAGACCTTAAAGAAATAAGACAGGGTATCGAAGAAAAAACAATGTTGCATGATGTTACAGACGAGGACGAAATTCCGTTTAGTTAAGGAGATTAGAAATGAAAAAAAAATTATTAAAAGGTTCACTTGAATTTCAATTTTTTGCGGATTTCTATAATTATCTTTCAGATCACTATGAACCTGAGAACACGGAAGAATACTATGATAGCTTGCTCCACAAAGCGGACGAGTTACTTGCTAAGTATTCAAAGTGCGATTTTATATTGCTTGCAAAAGGGTTGTTACTGGTAGTAGCGGTTTATATGTCAGATGTAAAAGGTAAAGGACAAACTAAAGGTCATTGGAGCATAACATTTAAAGGAGAAAAGGAGAGTTGAAAAATGAACACAGAAGATTTTAAGAAAGCAGTAATCAAAAGGTTTGATGCGGTGTTAACACAGGCAGAGCACATTGATTCTTTTAGGATTACGGTAACTGGTGATAGAGAATCGGTAACACAGATTGACTATCACTTTAGAGAAAATATAATTCCTGAGGATAAGGAAAACAAAGGGGGAAAATAAAAATGACAATGGCAAAGGTAAAGGTAAATAATGTTCCTGATTATGCAAAGAAAAAACAATATTGGGTAGTAAGAAAATGTGATGTGGAATTATGGTTCTATGGAGCATGGTCTGATGAAGAATCTGCGAACCATATAGCATTACAAGTAGATGGTTTGGTTGTTGAAAACGAGGGGTATGCTGATGAAAACATTAATTGAGTTTATGATCCACGAATTAATTTATCATATCCAGTGCGAGGTAGCACTGTGGAGAATCTAATAAAAATGATGTTGAATCTAACTGCAATACTTGTAGGTTCGCTGATATTTTTATGGATTAATAGAAAGAAATAAAGGGGTGGGAGTAAATGCTAACTAACGAACGTGAAAAAGCTATCTGTAAGAAGTATTCAACAAGAGGTATTAAGGAACTTGTGCTTTGTAATATATGTCCTTTGCGTAAAGGTAGTGGGTATGATTTTAGATGTAAAGCTAATTCACATTTCAACAGAAAAACTAAGGAGTGGGAATACGATTACGAAAGTGAGGAAGTAAATGAAAACATTAGCAGAATGGAAACATAGAGAGAACATAATTGGTTTAGGTGCATATTATGAGTGCTCAAATTGTGGCGGTACATCATTGTATGCAAAAAGCCAAGAGAAATTTGCTTTTATGAGTTTTCCATCAAGATTTTGTCCACATTGTGGGTATCAAATGAAGATTAAGGGGGATTTGAAATGACTAAGAAATACATAAAATACGAGATTGAGAGAAACAGGGGTGGTAGAAAATGACTAAGGAACAGGCTATTGAGTGGCTAAAAAGCCTAAATTATTGTGATGGAGAAGAAACACAAGAAGTTGCACAGGCTATTGAAATAGCTATCAAAGCACTAGAGCAACAACCTTGTGATGATTGCATAAGCCGACAGGCGGTATTAGATATACTTTCGCATTATGCTCATAACTTTGGTGCTGATAATGAAATAAAAGCCTTGCCATCTGTAACACCTACACAATGTATAGCAACGGTGCAATTCAGCAAAGATGATTTAAGAGAAATCTGTAATGAACGTATTGAGATAGAATGTATACATGGCACTTGTAAGGATTGCAGATGGTTAACCACAGACGAAGATGGCAACTATTATTGTAGACAAACAGGATATTTTGATAGCCTTGATTTTTACTGTAAAGACTTTGAAAAAGCGAGGTAATGAAAATGAAATACGCAATTAGAGTTATGTTACTGTTTTTTATGCTAGTTTTAGCACATACGATGACCGAAAAGCAAATATTAAGTCTAATTATGGTATCAGTTATGTATATTGTTTGGCATTGTATGGATAAGGAGTAAGACTATGGTAGAAGATAAAAGAGACAAAGCAGAAAGATTAATTACCAAGTATTTAGTGGAACATATTATAGACCCAGAATTACCAGATGCATTGATGTTAGCAATACATGATATTCGTAGAGTTAGAGAAATTGAGAAATTGGTAAAGGAGTAAAGCTATGGCAGAGTATATAGACAGAACACAATTAGAACCTGATACAGAGTGGAGCGATTATGATGACGGTTTCGTTTCTTATTCACAGAGCCAAATACGGAGTATGTCAAAAGCTGATGTAGTAGAACGAGAAAAAGTTAATAAGGCTATGAAACAGATTGAAGAATTAAGCGGTCAATCTTGTATGGTATCAGACGGAATTATTGACGAAGTGTTAGAGATTTTAGAAGAATGTATAGGAGAGTAGATTATGAAATACACAATAGAATTAACAGAAAAACAAGTACAAAGAGTAAATGATATTTTATTAGGCTTAAACGAGAGTTGGGGCTATCCAAAGGGAACAATTAAGTTAGAGCCTATCAGAACTACCAATGTAGAAGATACAAACGAGTATCGGATAGGCTATAAGACAGGCTATGACAAGGGTTTTGAAGATGGTAAAGCTGATGCAACCTACAACACAGATTTGATAGACGAACTTAAACAGGTGGAATATATCAGAGGTTTAGAAGATGCAAAACAAATATTACTTAATCTCTTAGAAGTTCCTGGTAATGAACGGGTAAGTATATTTGACCAATACTCATATTATATCAAGGCTATACTTACACACTATTCAATTAGTGAAATACAAAGCAGAATTGATGCCTACGAAGAAAAGAAAAAGGCTGAGGAAGAAATCAAAGTTGGTGATGTTATCTACTCACAAATGACAGACTCTAAAGCAATTATTATTTCATTTAATGCATGGTATGAATGGAATTGTATAGATACTTGCGGAACAGGATTTGTTATAACTGCTAGTAAAATGAGCCTGTGGAAGAAAATAGGACACATAGACGAAGTAGAGCAGTTACTTGATAAGCTGAGAGGTGAGGATAATGAATAATCTAACGGATCGTGAGCAACAAGCCTATAATTTTATAATCCAGTATTTCAAAGAGAATGGTTTTGCTCCATCATATCAGGAGAGAGAAAAAATGAAAAAGTATAAAAAGGGACACCGGATAACCTCGATAGCAGAGTTTGAAGAATATGTTGAGCAAGGACAAAAGTTATTTATTTTAGGCTTTACTTCTGAGGGTGTAACAAGGCATATAGGTTTTATTCAAAGTCTGCAATATAGATTTTTGAAAGTTGTTGTTATTCAAGGTGGTTGTGGAATGTGGGTTGCAGAAAGGATAGAAAATGAGCAAAGAGATTGATTATGACTTTATAGCGAGTGATAAATGGAAAAATATATGGCGAGATATTTCAATAACTGATGAACAATATCTAAGATTTAATGAACTGGGACTTGTTGAAAAAGAAGTGTTGATGTGTAAAGGATTTTATATTTTAAAAGCCTACTGTAAGAGCAATTCAACTTGTGATAAATGCACTTTTAAACAAAAACATAAAGGTTGTTTTTTTAGAGGAAAAACACCGAGAGAATGGGGATTAAAACAATGAATTTAAAACAAGTACCTCACGTTGTTATTAAAACTGGTGGGGAAAAGATAGTAAAAGAAGTGGAGCAAGTAAATGAGAATAACATGGAATACATAATAAGCGGTAAACGTTGTGGTAAGACCGCACAAATGATTAGAATAAGTGCAGAAAAGCAAATGCCCATTCTTGTTAAAGACGGACAAAGAAAAAATATGTTGTTGAAACAAGCAAGAGAAATGAAAGTAAACAATATGCCTGAACCTATTACTTATGAAGATTTGAGAAAAGGGGGAAAACAATGATTGATAACTATATTGGATTTGTTATAGGTATGCTGATATTTGCATTAATATATTTGGGTTCATATTATCTAATTAGTATAGGTATATTTGATACAGAATACAGTGAATTGCAGTATAGACGTTATCGTTATATCCGCAAAACAGGAGAAAATGAAATTACTAGTGGTTTTCGTATTATACCAGAGTGTGTTAAGTATAAGAAAAAGTGGTGGAAACCATATAGAATTGAACCGTTGCCTGATAAATTAATGTTCGATTCTGAGGAAACTAAGAAGATATGGGAGAAAATAAACAATGATTAAAGCGGGAGAAGAACTACTAAGACTACAAGCGGAAAATATAAGGCTAAAAAAAGGGATTAAACAGGCTAGAGAGGAAATCGAAAATATCAATCCTGTTTATTCGACAATTGATGATAGAATCCCAGTGCTTAAAAACTGTGATGATATTAAAGAGGAAGTCTTAGCAATCCTAGATAACCTAATAGCAGAAAGTGAGGAAAAATAAATGTTAGACGAGATTTTTAATGTAATGAAGAATTTTCAAGACAGTTACATAAATCAGCATGGCGAGTTAATTATTTCTGAAAGAGGAAATGTGTACTTTACCGCAACTAATTGCGATACGAAAGAGGATATTATATGCAAGTTGCTTGAATGGTGTTCAAGACCGATTGCAAAGGGATTCCCATATTCCACAACGAAAAGGAACAAAGAGTGGAGAAACTCTTTACTTTGTGGTTACAACAATTATCTCGGCACTAACTTCACGCAAGAAGATATGTACTGGATATATGACAAACTCGGTAATGCGGTAAATCACGAATTAACACTTGAATTTATTCATAGCAACTATGATTTATCTCTTGTAAAGCCTAAAGAAAGTGAGGAAGTAGATGGAAGTAAAGCATAATATGACAGACATTAGAACCAAAATGAAAAAGGAAATTAAAGAACAAAATCAAGAACAGATAAAAGAGAATTTAATAAATGTATATAATTCAATGTGTGAATATAATTACAGAACACTCAATCTACAATTAGGAAATGGCTACACACTGGTAGTAGGGATTGTAGAAGATAGGGAGAATAAAAATGAATAAAGACGCTTTGTTTAGTAGCAAGAGTGATGAATGGTCTACCCCTCAAATTCTTTTTGATGAACTCAATGCAGAATTTAATTTTGATTTGGATCCTTGTAGCACAAATGAAAATCATAAATGTGAGAAATATTTCACATTAGACGATAATGGTCTTGCCCAAAATTGGGGGGGCACAGAGTATTCTGCAATCCACCGTATAGTCAGATTGATAAATGGGTTGAAAAAGCTTTTAGAGAGACTAGGAACGATAACACACTGGTTGTTATGTTAATACCAAGCAGAACCGACACAAAATATTTTCACAATTACATCTACCAAAGAACGGAAATTAGATTCATAAAAGGTAGATTAAAATTTGGAGAAAGTAAAAACAGTGCACCTTTTCCTAGCATGATAGTTATATTTAGGGGAGCAAACATAAGGGAGATTTAAAATGATAAAATCAAAACTGATAGACATTGACAAACTATCGGAATGGTTTGGTGGAACTGCAACAGTGTTGTATAATAAAAGCCGAATGGAATACAGAATCATAATCAAAAATGATGATTTAATTAATGAGTTTGTATTTTGGTTTACTGAGTTCCAGTATTGGAAACATGGAGAGAAACTTATAACTGAAATGATGTTAAGAAAGTATCTTGAAACAATGAGGATTGAGCAAAGACTAATTCAAAAGGGGGCTAATGAAAGTTGGAAAAAGCAGAACGTATCAAAGACTTTGTTCATAAGATAGCAAACAAAGAGCACATCACTTATGAGCAAGCAGAACAGTTAGCAATAACAAGGGAGTTTATTAAGATGGTAGAGGGAGAGAGCACAGTTATGTTCGATAATACTCACACTATTTTGAACCAATCTACAAACGAGGAAGTACCGACAGAGGAAGAAATAGACCAAGTTGTTGAGTATTTTAAAATGCGTGATGTGTCAAAGGCAAGAGAGATATATCTTGGACCATTAATTACAAAGCATGGAGCAAAGTGGGTTGACGCAGTAGTATATGCGGTAATGAGCAACATATTAAGTGGAACTATTAAGGAGAAAAATAATGAATGATAAAATAAAAGAACTTGAAATAATCCTAACAGAGTTTGACAATAAGCTAACCGATTTTTTGATTAGCCACCAGTTAGATGAAGTTAAAAAGCAGAAAAACCAAGCGGAGATTCTTGTAGATATTACAAGGCTTGTATCTGCTATGAGTTATGAAAATCTTATTACTTTTGACGAGGATATGTTAAAGGATTTTCTCAAAGGTTGGCAAAGAGATATGGTTGATAGATTAATCATGCTAAGAGACACAATAAAATAGTTGTTGCAAAGTCTAAAGGGGAGTGGTATTATAATTGGGTAAAAACAATTCAGAATTTAAAAAACAACTCCCCTTAGGACAATGGTTTTGAAATCGCCTTTCACCATTGTCCTAAATTTTTTGAAAAAGATGGGAGATTTAAAATGAAAAGAAAATATACATTCACAGATAATTTCGTAACAGAAGTCGAGGGGTATCTATCACCCGAACAGATCCAAAAGTTTGAAAAAGAACATGGTTTATTATTTTCAGTAACTACTGGTAATCAAGAGGTATTGTGCGGTCATGCAAGAAAGATATAATGCAATCAATACAACAACAGATGTGCTCAAAGAGAGATATATTCTAGGTGCTGAATTGGTAGGCAAGTATGATTTTCCAAGGCTACCTAAAGCTAATGGTAGTGTTGATGGACTAGAGCCTGTTTGCTTTACGGAAATGAAGAAGTGTAAACACCCAAGGGAATCTCTAGGACATTTCTTTGTCAATGATGAATGTTTTGACAGAGTATGGAATAACGCTGAGAAGTATGTTGATATGCTTAGTAATTTCAAGTGGGTGTGCTCCCCTGATTTTACTTGCTATGGTGGTATGCCTTTAGCCCTCAGAGTTTTTCAAACTTATAAAGCTAGAGCACTT